CCCAGCTCCGCCTTGAGGCCCAGGAGGGGCGCCAGGGCCTCGCCAGCGGCGTCGTCGAGCTGACGCCCCAGGTCGAGGATGGGGGCCTTGAGTCGCTTGCGGTCGGCTTCGATGTCGCGCGCGGCCGTGGTAACCTTGGCCAGGATGGCGTCGGCGGACTGGTACTGCTCCAGCGTCTCGACCGTGACCAGGACCGCGCCCTCGGACACCAGGAGGGCCAGGGACGCCACGGCCTCTTCGCTCAGGGCGACGATGGCCGGCGGCAGGGGATTGGAGATGGTAACGGCGGCGCTCACTTGGACGCCTCCGCCAGCACATCCCATTTCCGGGCGAGGTGCCCCAGGGCGTCGATGATGTCGGTGGGGGCCTCGCCCGTGGTTTCCTTCCGGAGCTTGGCTACCTCGGCAGTCGCTACGGCACCATGGGCACAGATGGCATCGGCAAGGGCCTTGGCTTCGGTCTTCTGCTCCGCGCTCCATGCAGCAGATGGGGCAGTGCTCGGCGCGGGTGCTTGCTCCGGCTCACGGTCGAAGCCTTCGGCCGGGACTTCCTCGGCCGGGGTGGTGCTGTACTTGGTGCCGTGGCCGGCATTCATGGCCACGACCACGTGCGCGAAGGCAGAGCGGCATGCCCGGCTGATGGCCCGGGTCTGCGCCATGGCGCGGCGCGCGTACATTGGGCGGCCGGCCCACATCTTTTCGTCCGTGCCGACGAAGCCCTCGGCCTGGCCCAGGATGGCGCCATCAATCAAGCGGCGGATGGTCGATGACGGTGACCGTGTCAGCGCTGGCGGTGCATCCGTGGGCGGCAGCGATGGCCTGCCAGCCCTCGACCTTGATGTAGGCGCGCCCTTGGATCGTCATGGCGCTAGCGCCGACGATGGCCTTGCAGGCACCGGCGACGTTATTGACCGTGGCGATGATGTGGGCCGGCGTGTCCTCGCGGATGGCGACGGCGGTGGTGGTGGGTGCGGTGCTCATTGGTGTCCCTCCCAGGACGGTTGGTTGGTAGAAAAAAGCTGCGCCGGTGGATTCGACGACCTACACCACACGCGAGGCGGGTTCGGCGCAGCAGAAAGAAAAGCCGTTATCGACCGGCAAACGCGGGCCGCTTTTGGGAGGTTGAGGTGGAAGCGGCCGACCACCCGAACCGGAAAGAATCAGCGCAGCCAGTGGCCCATGGCGAAGCCGATCACGCCAGCAGCGAGGAGCATGAGGCAGCACGTCAGCATCAGGGCGATGGCGTCGGCCTCGGCGTGGGCGTCGTCGACCCCCTCCTGGATGGCCCGGACCTCGGGCGAGGGGCTGATGCGCACGCTGATGCGCCGGCTCGATTGGGCAGGCTCGGCGTGGATGGCTTGCTGTTGCAGGGCGGGGGCGAGGTCGTTGGGCATGGTCGTCTCAGCGAAGGGGGATGTGTGGACGCTGCGCTGCTCATCGCTGGGAAGCTGAGCTTCCTGGTGGCGGCGGACAGCCTTGTCCTTGAGGGTCTGGGACATGACGGCGCTGCGCTCGCGTTGGCGCTGGATCTCTTCGGCTAGGGGCAGGCTCACTTGCGCTTCGCCTTCTCGGAAGCGCTCATGCTTATATTCATATTGCTGAGGTTGATCGGCCTTCCCGCGAGCTTTGCGATGGCATCCAGCGCCACGAGCTTGACGCCGTCGCTGGTGTGCGCGGTCGCAATGTTGGCGATGAGTTCCGCCAGCTTCACGTCCTCGGCGTTGTGCCCGCCGTTGATGGAAACGCCGATAGAGGTGTGGGCAGCAGGCGGGATGGGGTCCATGATTTACCTGTGGGTTGATGTGTCAGGGTTGGTGATTGGGACGATTACGACGCCACCAGTTCGGCCGGGCGGTATTCGCCCAGGGCCAGACGACGGAGGCCCCGGTCTTCGGCACCGGGGGGCAGGGCGGCCAGACGTTCGGCCTCGGCGCGGGTGGCGGGGTCCAGGTCGCGGGCCAGGACCATTTGGGCCATGACCTGATGACCACGGAGCAGGATGGCATCGCCTTCGGCCTTGCGGGCGGCGATCCAGGGGCGGGTGGCGATCATCCGCGCACCATTTCCAGAAAGCGGTCGACTTGGCGCTCGGCCCAGCCATCGGCAGCGGCCTCGCGGCGGGTCATGGGCTCGGGCTGGTATTCGGGCCGGTACTCGGCCTTGAGCTTGGCGGCGGCCTGACGGATCGCGGCGCATCCCTGCCAGGGGTTGGCCTCGACCGCATCGGCCACCAGCACCAGCGCCTTGGCGACCCGGTCGGCTTGGTCCTGGGCGGGTTCGCTGCCGGCCTTGGCGACGGCGGCGATTGAGTCGGCGTCGGTGAGGATGGAGAGGGCGGAGGCGAGGGCGCTCATTTGGCATCCTTCGCGTAGGCGGCGATGATTTTGCGGGACATGGGGATGGAGGGGGCCTTTTTGCCGGTCGCAAATGAGCTGATTAATGCCTGGGCGATGCGGACCTTGGCGCCGACTTCCCGTTGGGTCAGGCCGGCTTCTAGGTCTTTGCAGATGAGAGAGACGGCGCACTCTCCTAGTTCGGCCCGGGTACGGAGGGCAGCCATGGGGCTGCGGCCTGATTTGCATTTAGGTATCATGATTTGCATGATGACGCCTGATACCGATAGCGCAATCTAATTCGTATTACCAATCCGCGATCAGGTACTAATCTGCCGTCGTGCGTGAGTTAACCACCTTTGCCCGTCTGCTCCGCAATGTCCTCGACAATAGCGGACTAAATCAGCGCGATTTCGCGGATAAATGCGGAATTCCGCAGCCGACTCTATCGCAATTCTTAACGGGTGAGCGGAGGCCAAAAGAGGATCGCTTGCGCCGTGTAATACAGTCTTTGGGGCTTCCGGAAACTGAAGCTTCTGCGCTCCGTGAGGCCGCCGCGCAAGCCCACGTCCCCGCCGGGCTGCGTAAGCATCTCAAGGGAGCGAGTGGGGCCAATGCGCTGATGTTGGCTGCTCTACTGGAGCAATCGGAGGCCAGGCAGGCCGCGTGGGCGGCTGTCGACCGGGCCGAAATTATGGACCGCTTGGAGAAGATGCCGCTTCGAGCGCTTTTAGAAGAGGCTGCAAAATACGCGACGGCAAATCGTGTTCTTCTTGATGAGATCGCACAGCTTCGATCAAGATTAGGGGAGGACGCATCCCTGTGAGCTTGAACATGCGCAGCGCAAAGCCGGCGCTTTCGATTAATTCTGCCTCTGCCTCATCACCGCCGTTCGCTGCGTACGTTATTCCCTGCTCAAAAACTGCGGGGCGAACTGCGCTCGACTCTTCTTGTGTGTATGAAGCGGGCATTCTTGCACACTACTGCATATCGCAGTGACAGCCAAACCCTTTTTGACGCATCATATGGAGCGGGCGATGATTTCCGCATCATGCGTCGGTATTTTGGAGACGTGACACGCATGAAGACCTTTTGTGCTGCAGCGCTTCTCGCTCTCTTTATCACCAATGCCCGTGCCGCTGCAAATGAGTACGGTGTTCTGGAGCTTTCCAAGTCCGCACACATTTCAAAAAATGGGCAAGAAATTCAGTATTTTCTAGCCGTGAACTTTGATACAAATAAGGGTCGAGTCTACCATTTTTACGAGTCCGCTAAGGGAGAAAACACCGACCTTAACCTTCAGACGCACTGCATCGCCGACTTAAAGGCTAAATTTCCTGATAAATTCGAGCCTTATGCGGTCGTTGACGTAATCTCATTCGAATCTGTTGTGCTCTCTGCAGTATTAGCCGACTGGAATGTGTATTCCGTAATCACTCAGAGGGGGCCGGGTGATCCCGAACTGAATAATGCCACAAAATTTCGTGTTGTGCGGCAGGTGAATGGTCCATGACCGAAGCCCCCATCACCCCCGATCACGAGAAGCACCAGGTGTGGTGCGTGGTGTCCGGCGCCCACCGCGCCATGGACATGCTCTGGATTGCCGGCGTGCCTACTCTGGTGCTGGAGTGGATGGACGTTCGCGATGGGGAGGTGCCGGCGGTGACGGTGCGGCTGGATCCGCGTCATCTGTCGCCGTTGGATCCGATCCTCTGGCAGGGGGCGGACCTGCTGTACGCGCTGCCTGTAGAGCGGCCATGAGCGCATCGAACCGTGCAATGTCCGCCGGATCGGTGATGATGGTGGAGCCGCTGCGCATATTCCAATATCCTGGCATGATTCTGGGATAATGGAATGGCGAGCATCCAACCCAACGGCCACGGCTTCCGCGTGGTCTACCGCAAGGACGGCAAGCAACTCAAAAGCCCCACCGTGCCCACACGCGAGGCGGCGGACTTGTGGATGCGCGACCATCTGCCGGCGGCGCAGGCGCGGAGCATCTTGGCCCTGGTGGATGCATGGCGGGATGAGGTGCCCAGCACGCACCGCACTGAGGCGGCCCTGGTGCTGGCGCGGGTGGTGACCATGCGGGGATGGCTGGACCCTACGCGATTGACGGCGGCGGACCTGCATACCTGGACCCTGGCGCATGACGGATTCCGGCGGCCACTCCAGTACCTGCTGACGGTGCTGCGCTGGGCGGCGGTCAACCATGGCGCGGCGATCCGGCCGGAGGTGCTGGCCTGGAAGCCGAAGACGAAGGCCAAGCGCAAGCCCCGGGCCATCCTGCTGACGGAGGAACAGGTGCAGGCCATTCGGGACTGTGCCGGTGGGTATGGCCCCAAGGCCTTCGCCGTGATTGATTACCTGGCCACCTATGCCGCCCGGCCCATCACTGCATGCCGGCTGACCATGGACGACCTGGATCCGGTGCATGGGCGGTTGACCATCCCCGATGCCAAGCATTCCGGAGGCTGGCGGCACCTGCTGATGCCGGAGCATGTGGACAAGTGGATGGCCCTGGAGCGTGGTCCGAAATGCAAGGCCCTGTTCCCGCATTACAAGGAAGACCGCGCCTGGAAGCTGGTGCGGGGGAGCGCCGGCGAGCTGAATTCCTGGTTTAGGAACACGATTAGGAAAAAGCTCAAGCTGCGGGCGAGCATCTACGACCTGAAGCGGTACGCGATCACCACGATGCTGGCACGGGGGATTGATCCGGCGACCGTGGCGGAATTCTCGGGCCACCTGGACTTGCAGCAGGTGCTGACCTATGCCGCGTCCAATGAGGTACGGCAGGGCCGTGCCTTGGGCCTGATGGCTGCACCTGGTGCCGTTCCTAGCCCCGTGCCTGTGTGCCTACCACTTTCGACGTAACTCATTGTGACCCCGTAGCTCAGCTGGATAGAGCGTTGGTTTCCTAAACTAGGTCATAGCTTAATGGGCAACGGTTTATGGCTTATGAGATTCCTGTCCACCCCTGACGGGGTCGGTGCCCTGCGGCCACCAACGACAAACCCCGGCTTGTGGCCGGGGCGTCGTGATCGGCCCCGGGATCAGCGGAGCGAAGGAGCGCGGAATTGAACCGCACGTTAGCAACCAGCCCTCTACCCTTACAGAAACGACAAACCCCAGGCGTTCTAGCCATGGGGTGTCGTGCCGGTCTTTGCCGACTGTCACCGGCTTGCCTTGCGGCTGCCGCGCTGGCCAGACTGGTAGGAGTGGCTACCCGCGCGGTCTGATATGTCGCATTCCGTTCAGCAACCTTGCGGCTAGCTCCCGTACCACCTGCGACGGGCAGGGTTTCCGGTTGCCCGGTGGCGGGATTAAGAACGGCTCCGGTGGCGGATGGGGTGGTCCCCTGGCGCGGCTTATACGCGCCTTCCCTGGACCGTCAATGATAATTCTTGAATACTAGAATCTAATTCTAGAATACGAGAATGCCGAACCCGTGCGAGTGCTCGCTGTGGGAAGATTGCATCGAAGCGCAGATGCGGCGGGATGCGCTGCGGGCATGGCGAGAGGCGGCCTACGAGGCGCTGCTATCCGGTGCCCTGGTGGCCGAGGATCTGGGCCGGCGGATTGACCCGGGCAGCATGGCGAGCGCAAAAGAGTTGGCCGGGGTGACCACGTGGCGGGCGAGGTTGTACCCGCGCTATTTTTCGGTGCGGGTGATGCCGAGGGGGAAGTTGCGCAGGCGGCGGACGATTGTGGATCTGGTGGCGTGGGATTATCACCGAACGGGGGCGATGTGAAGAAACGCACAACGAAGCGGAAAACAATCAGAATGGTTTTTCGTAAGCCGATTGCCATGAGCCAATTTCATGCGCGTGGATGGGGGCACTCCCCATTGGAGACGTTTGTAAAAGACCTTGACCTGCGCGCTTGGCGGAGGTTTTGCGATTCTGAAAACCGCAGGGCACACCCCCTGGTCATCATGCCCACCGGCAAGGGGCGTCTGGAAGATTTCAATCGCAGGCATGCCGCGCAAAATCCGGGGGCGATGTGAGCAAGCGAACGACGGTGGACACAACCACGATGACATATTCCGGCGTTTACTGCGATCCCATGGGCTATTTTGGGCAGGTTTCTGACCCCTCGTCCTATTTCATCCGATGGGAAGAGGCGAACACCAAGAAGCGGCCACGGTGGACTCCATTGGATGTTTCGGCCAGTGGGCTTGCGATTCCCCGCAAGCGGTATGTGCGGGCGCTTGTGGTGACGAAATGACCGCTAAGCGACCACTGCAACGTAAGGGGCTGGACAAGCACGCCCTGATGACGGCGTTGTGCGAGCACATCGCCAATGGGGAGAGCCTACGGAAGGCCTGTCAGCATGACGGGATGCCCGACAAGGCGACGGTATTGCGGTGGATGGGGGGAGAGGGGGCAGAGGCAAAATTACTACGCGACCATTACGCGCGCGTAAAGGAAGAGAGTGCCGAGGTATACGCTGACGAGATCGTGGAAATTGCTGACGAGGACCCGGGCCGTAATGAGTTGACCGGCACCGTAGACGCTGGCGCGGTGGCACACCAGCGGCTGCGCGTTGATGCGCGGAAGTGGGTGGCCTCAAAGCTTAAGCCGAAGAAATACGGCGACCGCCAAGAGATCGAGCACAGCGGCGGCATCGACCTGACCGTTGCGCTGGCCGATCGGCTGGCCAAGGCGCGGGCACGTGCCGGCGGTTGATCACGAGGCGGAGCTGGTCGACTTCATCGGGCAGTTTGCTTGCGATCCGCTGGGCTATGTGCGGGCGGCATTCCCATGGGGTGAGCCTGGGCAGTTGGAGCAGGAGGCCGGGCCGCGTCAGTGGCAGGTGGACGTGCTGGAGCACATCGGCAAGGAACTGCGGGCCGGCAAGAGCCTGGGCGCCACCATCCAGACGGCGATTGCCAGCGGCCACGGTATCGGCAAGTCCGCCCTGGTGTCGTGGGTCATCATCTGGGCCATCAGCACCTGTCCCCACACGCGCGGCGTCATCACGGCCAACACTGAAACGCAGCTGCGGACCAAGACGTGGCCCGAGGTGCGGAAGTGGCATGCCTTAGCCATTAACAAACACTGGTTCACGTGCGCGGCCACGTCATTGCATGCGGTCGGCGAAGCGGAAAAGACATGGCGCATCGACGCCATCCCTTGGAGCGAGCACAACACCGAAGCCTTCGCTGGGCTTCACAACAAGGGCAGCCGCATTCTGGTGATCTTTGATGAGGCGTCGGCCATCAGTGACAAGATTTGGGAGGTAACCGAGGGCGCATTGACCGATGAGAACACCGAGATCATCTGGTGCACTTTCGGCAATCCCACGCGCAATGCTGGTCGCTTCCGGGAATGCTTCTCGCGCTACTCGCACCGTTGGTATCATCAGCAGATTGATAGCCGCGATGTGCCGGGCACCAACAAGACCCAGATCGCCAAATGGGAGCAGGACTACGGCATTGATTCCGACTTCTTCAAGGTGCGCGTGCGCGGGATGTTCCCCCTCACGTCCTTCCGGCAGTTCATCAGCGCGGAAGATGTGGATGCAGCCTTTGGCAAGCATCTGCTGCTCACGCAATACGACTTCGCCCCCAAGGTGATCACCGTGGACCCGGCGTGGACTGGCGAGGACGATCTGGTGATCGGCATGCGGCAGGGCTTGGGCTTCAAGATCCTGCGCGTCATGCCCAAGAACGACAATGATGTGCTGATCGCCAACATCGTGGCGCAGTATGAGGACGAGCACCAGGCGGACGGCGTGATCGTGGACGGCGGCTATGGAACGGGAATCGTCAGCGTCGGCAAGACCATGGGCCGCGATTGGCACCTGGTCTGGTTTAGTTCCGCATCGCCAGACATCGGCTGCCTCAACATGCGGGCGCACATGTGGAACAAGGCGAAACAGTGGCTTAAATCAGGCGGCGCGATCCCGGCAGACCATGCGTTGCGTGATGAGTTGCTTGGACCGGAGACGGTGCCGCGTCTGGATGGGAAGATCCAGATTGAGAGTAAGGAAGATATGAAGTCCCGTGGCTTGCGCTCGCCAAACCGCGCTGATGCGCTGGTGCTGAGCTTTGCCCGGGACATCGTACGGAAGGGGCTGCGGCAGGCGCATGCGCAGGCGGTAACCGCGTTCGATCCATTTGCATGATGAGGTGGCCATGAATACCAGTCTTCCGCCCTTTTCATTCCGTCCGCTACGGCCCGAGGAGGGGCCGCAGGGCGAGTTGATCCCAAATGATGTCCTGGAAGGTGCCCACGTCATCGTCGGTCGCGGCTTGTTCGTGGTGAACGGCGGAAGCGAGGATGATATCCGGACTATCGAGGCGGCTACGCGCGTTATCGCCCGGATCGCCAAGAAGAAATCCAAGTAACTCCGGAACCGGCTCCCAGTCCCATCCGCTGACGCTAGGGGTACAGGGGATTTCGCCGGAGCAAAGGTAGCGCGTCCGCCAGCGCACTGCCTATGCTCCCCCGGTTGCGCGGTATAGTGCGCCACATGGGCAAGCCGTGCATCAGCTTTGCATCGGAGCGGTGGGCGGATGCCTGGCGCGATGCCGAGGCCCTGGTGGCGGCGCACTATGCCGAGGTGTCGGGGGCCGATGAGCCGGCGGTGGCGGTGGTGCCGTCGATCTACACGGAAGCCGATGACCTGGGCCGGATGGCGGTGTTTACCGTGCGTCTGGCTGGTGAACTGATCGGCTATGCCTGGTTCTTCACATATCAGGACCCGCACCATGGTGGCGAGCTGGTGGCCACGGCGGACGCGCTGTACCTGCGGCCGGAGTGCCGAGTGGGGCAGACGGGCGCCGACCTGATCCGCTATTGCTGGGGCGAGCTGCTGGCGCGTGGCGTGCGGTCGGTGGCCATTGGTGTGCGTCCGCTGCGCGACTTCGGGCCGGTCTTGCATCGCTTGGGCTTCGCGCCGGCTGAAACCACCTGGGTCAGGCGGGCCGCATGAGCACCCTCGCCCAACTATCGGCCGCTGCCCATGCCGCCCTTGAAGACGCCGACCGCTGCAAGGCTCGGGTTGCGGCGCAATTCCTTCGCGTGCAGATCAAAGAGCTGTTCCGCCTGGCCCATCAGTCCAAGGGCCGGCACGAATCACACGCCGACCGGCATCCCGCCGAGGACAAAGACCATGGTTAAGCCCCTCCACGAACAAACCCCGGTGCGCATTACGGCAGGGATGGCGGTGTCCGCGCTACTGTTCGCCCTGGGCTACCTGTACGGGTCAATGATCGACCATGAAAAACGAATCATCATCTTGGAGCAGCGGGACTTTTCCGCCCGCGATGCCTTCGCCGCGCTGGACCACCGGCTTGAGCGCATCGAGAGCAAGCTGGACCAGCGCACCACCTCCATCGGCATGCCCTACAACCTTGGACCATGATATGAAACTTCGCCCGCTCATCCTTCTGTTGGTGTGCCTGTTGGCGCTGCTATGCCTGCTTTTCACTGGCTGCACCCAGGGCGACGTGGCCCGGGTCGAGGCCCAGTTGACCGTCCTGCAACAGCGGGGCGACCAGCTGTCGGCGTTGATCGTGCAGACGCAGGCGGCACTGGCGGCGGCCAAGCAGGCCGGCCTGACCCTGGAGACTGCCCGACTGGAGGGCGTGCTGACCGCTGCCCAGGCGGCGCTGCCGCAGGTGCAGGAGGCGATCACCGTGACCCGCGATGAGCTGGCCAAGGTCAAGGCCGATGCAGACGGCAGCGTCCCATGGTATGCCGTGCTGCTGCCGGTGGTGGCGCAGGTGGCCCCGCGGCTACTGACCCTGATCCCTGGCCTGGGCATTTTGGCTGAGCCATTGGCCGCGCTGGTGGCTAATCTGCACTGGAGCGCCACGGCGACCCGCAAGCAGAAGGAAGACGACAAGGCGGTGACGCCATGAGTAACTTTGCTGGGAAGGTGGCCAAGCTCGGCAAGAAGGCCGGCAACACCGTGGCCGGCACATCCATGGATACCGTGGGCAAGCTGCTGCCCAAGGAGGTTGACGACATCAACCGCCAGGCGCAGCAGGATATGGGCCGCATTGGCCCAGAGTCCGACGTGGTCAGCCAGCGCGCCGACCCGCAGCAGTGGGCGAAGCAAACCGCCCCCATCCTGCCCAACACGCCCACCGATGTCAGCCCTGAGGTGCTGAAGCAGCTGCGCCGCCAGAAGATGCTGGCCGCCTATGGGCGCAGCTCGACCTTCCTCAACGGCACGGCCGGTACCTCTGGCCAGCTCGGTGCAGGCGCAGGGAATGCGATGCTCGGCGCCTGATCCAATCACCCGTAAGTCGACCCTGGCGGGTCGCAGGATACCATGCAAAAACCATCACTCCGTGCGCGCGTCTCCCAGATGCGGTCTTCGCTCCTTAAAGAGCGGAGCACGTGGGAGCCGCATTGGCGTGACGTAGACCAGTGGCTGCTGCCTGATCGTGTCCAGTTCAACAAGACGGACTCGAACCAGGGGCAGATCAAAAACACCAGCATCATCGACAGCACCCCGACGATGGCGGTCGGGAGCCTGGGCGCTGGCCTGATGTCGGGCATCACCAGCCCGGCGCGTCCCTGGTTCCGCCTGGCGCCATCGCTGGCAGCCCTGGCCGAGGATCTGGAAGTGCGCCAGTGGCTGGACGAGTGCCAGCAGATCATGATGGACCACTTCCGGTCCTCGAACCTGTACCAGGCGCTTCCCAACTGTTACGAGAATCTTGGGGCCTTTGGCGTTGATGCCGTCTTCTTCGATGAGGAGCAGGACGCGGAGCAGGGAGAAGCCTTCCGCTTCTACAACCTGCCCCTGGGGTCCTATTCGCTGTCCGCAAACGCTCGCGGCGTGATCGACTGCATTGTCCGCGACCTGACCATGACCGTCCGTCAGACGGTGGAGCAGTTCGGGGAAAGGGCCGTGTGCCCCGCCACCAAGGCGGCCCACGACAACGGGCAGTACGAGAACCCGGTGAACATCGTCCACGCGGTGATCCCCAGCCCGGATTACGTCAAGGGTAGCCCCTTGGCCGTGGCGATGCGCTACATCTCGGTGTTCTACGAGGAGGCATCAGACGGTGACGCCATCCTGGCCCGCACGGGCTATCGCCAATTCCCGGTGCTCTGCCCGCGCTGGAAGGTGACCGGGCGCAACGTCTACGGCTTCGGCCCTGGTCGGACCATCATCGGTGACTGCAAGGCGCTGCAAAGCTATGAGCGCAAGACGGCCGAGGCGGTGGCCAAGGAAGTCAACCCGCCGCTGCTGATGCCGTCCAGCTTGCGCGGCAAGGAGGTGTCGCTCATCCCTGGCGGCATCACCTACTACGACGAGACGGACACCAAGCCGGGCGCGCGCAGCCTGTATGAGAGCCGTTTCAACATCGACGGCGCCGAGATGAAGGCGAATGGATGCCGTGGGCGCATCCAACGGGCGATGTTCGAGGACCTGTTTCTGATGCTGGCCAACAGCGACCGGCGCCAGGTCACGGCGGAAGAGATCCGCGCCAAGCAGGAGGAGAAGATTCTGGCCTTGGGGCCGGTGCTCGAACGGCTGAATGACGAGTTGCTGGATCCCCTGATTGACCGCGCCTTCGACATCCTGAGCCGTCGCGGCGCCTTCCCGCCGCCGCCCGAGGTGATCGCCGGGCAGCCGATCAACGTGGAGTACATCAGCATTCTGGGCCAGGCCCAGAAGATGCTGCAACTCGGCACCGTCGACCGGCTCTTGCAGGTGGTGGGCAACATGGCCGCCGCCAATTCGACCATTTTGGACAAGGTCGATATGGAAGAGACCATTGAGTTTTACAGCGATGCCCTGGGCGCCCCATCGAAACTGCTCAAGACCAAGGAGCAGTTCGCCGCGATCCAGCAGGCCCGCGCCCAGGCGGCCGCAAAGCAGCAGATGCAGGCCGATGCCGCCAATCAGGCACAGGTGGCCAACACCCTGAGCCAAACCCCGACCGGCGGTGACACCGCTCTGTCCGCGCTGATCCAGCAGCAGACGGGAGCGGTAGCATGACCGATCCCCTGGACCATGACGCCTTGCTGGCTGATCAGCAGGAGTCCGCCCAGCGCATCGCCGCCTTGCAGGAATCCGATCTGCGCACCGTGCTGGCCGTGCCGGCAGCGCGCCGCTTCCTGCGCGAGGTGATCTTCAAGCGCTGCCGCCTGGTGCGGTCCACGTTCCATGAGGACCCGCGCATCGACGCCGTGTGCCAGGGCGAGCGCAATGTGGGAATCTGGCTGCTGGCCGAGCTGAGCCGCGTCGATCCCGCCGCCATCGTCACCCTGCTGAATACCCAAGACCTGACCGAAGAGGCTACGCCATGAGTGTCATCAATCCCAAGAACCAATACGACATCCAGATTTGTTCTGCGGCGTCGACCACGCAGACCCTGCCCGAGGCAGCGTCCGGCGTGTTCATGATCTTCGTGTGGGGCACCCTGTCGGGAACGGTCAGCCTTGAGGGGTCGCCTGACGACGGCACGACCTGGCTGCCCTACGGCGTCACCTTCACGGCTACCGGCGGTATCGCCGGTCCCATCTTCCTTGCCCGTGGTCAGCGCAGTCGGCTGGTCATCGCGGGCGGAACGGTCAGCGCCATCCTTTCCCCGGTGCCATAAGCCATGGGTATCTAAGTCAGCCGCAACGGCATCGACCCGCGCTTCTTCGGCGCCAATATCGCCACACTGCCCGGCTACGTGTCGGGCCTGCGTACCGATGGCCTGGGGGACAATTACACCCTGGTCGCGGCAGCGCTGGCCCTGGGCGGACAGATCATCTTCCCCCCGGGTGACATCCGCATCGTCCCGCCGGCCGGCAACGGCTATGTGCTCACGCTGCTCAGCGCATCGCGGGTCAGCTCCATCGGCGGCAAACAGGGCACGCGCCTGATCTTCGAGGGCACGACCGTCAGCGGTGGCACCATGGTGCTATTGGGCATCCAGGGCAACGTGGTGTGCGACGGTATCTGCGTCGTCAATCGACTGGTGACCGGATCAGCAGCGGCAACGCCAGTTATCGGCATCGAGTTCCTGGGCAGCGGGTCCAACCTGTGGAACGGCTATCTGGACGGCGGCACCATCACCACCTGGGGCGTCAGCGGCATTACGCAGGCCAACCCGGCGGTCGTCACCACCACCAACACCCACAACATCACCGGGCCGCTGACCATCACGGCGGCGTCCAAGGCGACCAACTGCCAGGTGACGGCCACGGCGCACGGGGTGCTTCAGGCTGGCGGCACGTTCGTCATCAGCGGCGTTGTTGGCATGGTCGAACTGAACGGCCTTACGGTCACGATCAATTCTATTGTCGACGCCAATACCCTGACCTTGTCCGTCAATTCGACCGCGTTCTCCACCTACACCAGCGGCGGCACCATGAAGCAGTATTGCGTCATGGCCAGCGTGGGCGGCATGACGCAGATCAATGGCATGCAGTTGGTCAACGCGGTCACGTCGAACACCATCACCCTGGCGGTGGATTCGTCGGCATTCACTACCTACACCAGCGGCGGGACCATCGACTTCGGCAAGCGTGACCGCACCTGCCTGGGCATTTCGATGAATGCCAGCCTGGTGTACGACGACATCGAAAGCGATCACTTCAACGTGACCGGGTGTAGCTTCGGAATTTTCCAGTCGAACAGCAATACCTACCGCAAGACGAACTTCCGCGTTCAGACCTGCAAATACTACGGCAACTTCTTCGAGGACGTGTCGCCCAACTGCCCGAACGCCAAGAATGGTGACTTCACCGTCACCAACTGCGATGTCTACAACGGGCAGACGCACCGCATGTGGAACGAATATCCGAACCAGGGGCATCTGTGCATCAGCGCCGCATCGGTGAAGCGGTTGAAGGCATACGGCAATCGCCTCAAGGTGCGCGACACCGCCGGGCGCTTCTGCAAGGCCCTACACTTCGAGGAATGGTGCGAGGATTTCATCATCAACGGCAATACCGCCATCGTCGACGGCCAGACCGGGACGGCGGCTTACGGCTTCTATTTCCTTGATGCCAATGTGAGCGGCACCCGCCGCGCTCCGACCGGGCAGTGCGCCAACAACATCGCCATCCGCTGGGGCGGCTATGCCGCTACCTGGGCGCGCAGTGGCACCACCTGCACCATCACCAGCGTGGCGCACCCGTACAACACGGGCGATGAGATCTCCATTACCGTCACGTCCGATGCCACGGCGGTGCCGCTCACTTCGACCGTGGCCTATTTCGGCGTCTACACCTGCACCAAGCTGACGGACGACACCTTCACCATCACTGTGCCCAATGCCGGCGGCGCCAGCGGCACCTGCACGGTCGGCAAGGCGGGCGGGCAAGGGTTCACCCACAACGAGTCGGCCACCGGGCCGAAAGGCGTCCAGTGCACCAGCAACGCCGCGCAGGGGCGATTCACCTGGGGCTTTAACTGGCCCAACATGATGGAGAGCACGACCGAGTCGACCACGTTCAACTGCCTGATGGATAACCTTTCCCAGGGCTGCGTGGGCGGGTATCGCATCGTCCAGGGCGGCATGTCGATCCGCCGCAACGTGTCGGTGGATTGCGATACCCACGTGTTGCTGGTATCCGGCATCATGAACGGCCACTTCTTCAAGGGGTCGGCGGCCACGGCGTACATCACCATCACGCTTCCCGGCCAGATCATCGACCCTGAGTTTGAGGTGAAGGGGACGGATCTGGCCAGCGGCGTCAATACCATCGTGCTGGCCAACTACACGGCCAACTGCGCACTTGCCGGGCGCGCAAACATGTTTGCCCTCGCTCCATTCAGCGTATCGCCGTCGCAGCCAGGCCCCAGCACCGTCCAGCGGTCGCAGGTGTACAGTGGCACCGGAACCACCTGCACGCCGAATGCCACCGATGCGGTCACCGTGACCAGCGGCGCCCTGCTGACCGACATTGCCCTGAGCACCACCGGCCCGCAGTTGCGCTGCACGGTGACGACCAGCGCCATTTCGGTGAAGGTTATCACGTCGGTGAAGATCCAGGGCGCGATCCTCTTCAAGTGAGGCACTACCTATGCTCCCGCATCATGCCTGTATAGTGACCGTATCATGACCGAACCAGCACCCGCCGCTGCTCCCGTCTCTGCTGATGCTGCGCCCAGTGCGCCGCCAGTGGTGCCGGCGGCTGCGGTGACGCCGGTTGCGGTCGCCCCGGTCACTCCTGCGCCGTCCGCTCCGTGGTCCGCCACGCTGCCCAAGGATTCGCTGCTGGATGCCGGCTTCGTGACCGGCTTGCAGGACCTGGCCAAGACCAAGGGCATTCCCGGCGAGCACGCCCAGGCCTTTGCCGAGTTCGGCCATGCCCAGGCCCTGGCCATGATCGAGCAGGCCAAGACCGAGCGCGCCCAGTGGGACGCTGAGTTGTCCAGCGATCCGGCCATCGGGTCGCGCCTGGCCGAGGTCAAGTCCACGGCCCTGGCAGCGGCCGACAATCTCTTCGGCCCCCAGGCCGCCGCTTTCAAAGCCCTGCTGACTCAGACCGGCTACGGCAACCATCCGGTGATCGTCCGCGCCCTGGCCCATGCCGCTACCCTGATGCGCAGCGATTCCATCGCGGGCGCCCAAGGTGGCACCGGCAGCGCTCCGACCGAAGACCAGCAGCTGCGCCAGCGCTACCCGCTGATGTACAGCGCCTAACCTTTCCCTGGCCTACGGGCCGGCTCTTTCTCTCTTCTTCTCCCCCTTCCATCAGTCGGCCCCGGCGGGTCGCAGGAGTGCATCATGGCCACTATCGCGGCCCTCTATCCCACGCTCGTTGATGTGGTCAAGCGGACCGACCCCAACGGCCAGCTTTCCCGCACGGCGGAGCTGCTGTCCAAGGTCAACCCGATCATCCAGGACGTGCCCATGGTCGAGGGCAACCTGCCGACCGGCCACCGCCTGACCGGGCGCAATCTGCTGCCCGCCCTGGGCTGGCGCCGGTACAATGGCGGCATCGCCCCCAGCAAGTCGGGCACCGAGCAGTACGACGAAACCTGCGGCATGCTGAACGGCTTCAGCATCGTCGACTGCGACCTAGCCAAGCTGAACGGCAACGCTGCCGCTTTCCGCGCGGACGAGGACAACGCCTTCCTCGCCTCGGCCAACATCGAAATTGCCACCGGCATCTTCTACCACAACACCGCCACCGTGGCCGAGAAGTTCCTGGGCCTGTCGCCCCGCTTCAACGCGACCAGCGGCAATCCCGCAGCGGCCCAGATCATCAAGGCCGACGCCAGCGCTTCGGGCGCGGACCAGACCAGCGTCTGGTTGGTGGGCTGGAGCCCCCAGACCGTGTTTGGCATCTACCCCAAGGGCCAGGCCGGCGGCTTGGCGACCGAGGACCAGGGCAAGCAGCGCATTGTTGATGCGTCGGGCAACGTGTACATGGCCTGGCAGACCGAAATCAAATGGAACTTCGGCGTGGCCGTGCGCGATCACCGCTACGTGGTGCGCCTCTGCAACGTCGACACCTCGGCCTGGAAGGCCGACCTGTCGGCCGGCGCTGACCTGGTCGATGGCCTGATCCAGATGCGTGCCGCCCTCTGGGAAACCGACACCGTCAACCCGGTGTACTACATGAACCGCTCGGCGTTCAGCATGCTGAATCGTCAGTTGGCGAAGAAGGCCACCACCAACTTCCTTGAGTGGATTGGTGAGGGCAAGGGCCGCATCGCGGTCTTCCTGGGCATCCCCATCCGCATCGTCGATGCGATCACCAGCACCGAAAGCGTTGTGTCCTAAGCCGGACGCCGACGCCAACCCTTTCAGCCGGCCCTCGCGGGCCGCAGGAGTTCCCTCTATGATGCTCGATCAAAACCTTGTGCTGAGCGATGCGCAGGCCCTGACTGTCACCGCCAACTCCACCAACGTCATCGACCTGGGCGCGGCCAAGTCGCTGGGGGCTGGCGATGTGCTGATCCCCATGGTGCTGATCACCGCCGTGGGTGGCACCTCGCCCACCCTGACGGTGACCATTCAGGGCGCGGACGACGTGGGCATTTCCACCAACGTCATCACCCTCGCCACCGCCACCCCGACCCTGGTCAGCGGCACCGCCTACGGCTTCGTGCGCATGGCCTTCCATGCCCACATGCCCAAGCGCTACATCCGTGCGACCTACACCCTCGGCGGCACCTCACCGACCATGACCATCACCACGTCGATCGTGGAAGACCAGCAGACCGAGTACACCCGGGCGACCTGATTCCGAGGTGGTCATCCTTGGCGGGATTCCCCTCCCTGGTCCCCAGGTGCCGTATGGCCCCTGGGTTTCCCAGGCAAAGGACACATCCCACCATGCGCTTCGCCATCACTTCATCGTCATTCATCCTGGGTCAGCTGATCAACGGCACGCCCCAGACCCCGGCCATCATCGAATTGCCCGACGACACCGACACCGACCACCTCAGTCGCGCCTGGTCGCCGCTGGATGAAGCAGCGGTTGCCGGCCTCAAGCGGCTGGACGCTGACGCCATCGAGTTCCGCAAGAACGGCCGCCCTGGTGCCGGTCCGGTGGTAGTCGCCGGCAAGCGCGTGGTGGTTCCCGCCCCGGCGGGCGCCGCTGTCGTGCCTGTGCGCGGCGATGAAGGCGCGGTCCAGGTCAGCCCGGTCCGCAAGGCCACCGCTGGCGCCGTGACCGTCCTGGGCAAGTAACCTGGCGGCGCCACCGCGCTGCCCTCATGCCTGGAGGGCGCTGTGTCCAGTCAGATCGAAATCTGCAACCTTGCGCTGATCCATGCCGGGCAATCCCAGAGCATCGCCGCATTGAACGAGAGCAGCACGGCCGCCGCCGTGTTGACCACCGTCTGGCCCATGGCCCGCGATGCTGCCATCATGGCCGCCCCGTGGGACTTTGCTCAGCGGTGGGGCGCCTTGGCGCAGTTGCCAGCCTCGCCCACCACGGACTGGCTATATGCCTACGCCTGGCCCACCGACTGCTTGCAGATCAATCGCATCCTGTCGGGGGCCGGTCGCATCGAGGCGGCCCCGGTGGCCTTTGCCTGCGGCAATTCCGGCGGCCAGTCCCTGGTGCTGACGGATCAGCCGGACGCAGTGGCGGACTACACCATCCGCGTCACCGATGCCAGCCAGTACCCGCCCGACTTCGTCATGGCCCTGTCCATGTACCTGGCATCCCTGATCTGCCCGGCCCTATCGGTGAAGTTCGACGTGGCCCAGGGGCTGCGCGCCGAGTACAAGCGCCTGATCACGGCGGCCATCACCAGCGCCGCCAATCGGCAGGTTCCCGGCGAGGCTGCGGCCTGTGAGTTCCTGGCGGTGCGGGATGCCACCTGGCCCGCCACCTGGCCCGCGTGACGCATGCCAACCAGCGCCATCAATCTTACCTTTGCCGGCGGTGAGGTCGCCCCGGAATTGTACAACCGGGCGGACCAGACCAAATATCAGAGCGGCCTCGCCCAGTGCCAAAACTTCCTGGTTCAGCGCTTCGGCACGCTGACCAACCGGGCCGGCACCGTCTATCTTGGCCCCTGCGCCCAGTGGATCAGCGGGGCCAAGGCCTCGCGCATGCTGCCGTTCATCTACAGCGCCAGTGTCACCTACGTCCTGGAGCTGACGCACCAGCGTTTCCGGCTGCTGGCGGATGGCGCCTATGTGACCGTCACGCCTACCGCATGGTCCAATGTCACCGCCTATGTGATTGGCGATCTGGTCAGCCTGAGCGGGACCAACTACTACTGCCGGCAGGCGCACACCAACCAGTCGCCGCCCAGTGCGGCCTATTGGATGGCCATGACCGGCAGCTATCTGGAGGTGCCAACCCCCTGGAGCGCGTCCGATCTGCCCTTGCTGCAAACGGTGCAGAGCGCCGACGTGGTCACGGCCACGCATCAGTCGTACCAGCCCTACGAGATCCGCCGCTACAGCGGCACCAAGTGGACCGTCCAGCGGGCGGCCATCGTGCCGTCGATCATCGGCCCCACCTCGATTTCGTCGACGGTTGGCGTTGCTGGCGCGGAGGTCTACCTCTACAAGGTCACGGCTGTCGGTACCGACACCTTCGAGGAGAGCCTGGCCGGCACCATCGCGCCCAAGGTGATCACCGGCATCACCCTGGCGGCTACCGCTGTCGTCACCTCGGTGGCCCACGGCTTTGCCAATGGCGATGAAGTGGCGCTGGCTGCCGTGGTCGGCATGGTCGAGATCAATGGGCTGTATGCCACCGTTGCCAATGTGACGGCTAACACCTTCGAGCTGCTGGGCGTCGATTCCAGCGCCTGGACGGCCTACGTCAGCGGCGGGACGGCGGCCAAGACCGCGTACTCCGTCACCTGCGGGGTTCCCGGCGCGACCACTCCCAACGTGGTCAGCTGGACCGCGTCGGCAGGGGCCGGCTCGTACAATGTGTACCGCGCCATCAACGGCGTTTTCGGCTTCATCGGCATCGCCCAGGGCGCCAGCTTCCGCGATACCGGCATCAATCCCAGTACCAGCTACACCCCGCCCACCTACCGAAACCCCTTCATCGGCAGCACCAGCTTGCCGGCGTGCGTGGCCTACTACCAGCAGCGGCTGATGTTCGCCAACACGACGGCCAAGCCCGAAACCATCTGGGGCAGCCGCATCGGCAACTTCCGCAACTTCACCATGTCGCTGCCCGTCCAGGACGACGACGCCGTGACCTGGACCATGGCCGGGCGCCAGGTGCAGACCGTGCGGCACATGATCGAGCTGGGTAAGCTGATCGTCTTCACCGATGCCGGCGTCTGGACCATCGAGGGCGACACGGACGGCGCGTTGAAGCCGACCGCGATCAACCCCAAGCAGCAGGCCTATGGCGGGGTGGGCACGGTGCCGCCCGAAGTGGTGCAGAATACCGTGATTTATGCCTCGGCCCGTGGGGCCGTGCTGCGCGATCTGCGCTACGACTTCCAGGCGGACGGCTACCAGGGGCGCGACCTGACCGCCTTTGCCCCGCACCTGTTCCAGGGGCGGTCCATCGTCCGCATCGCCTATCAGGAAATGCCGCATAGCGTGCTGTGGGTGGTGCGGGATGACGGCGTCCTGCTGGGCCTGACCTACGTGCGCGAGCATGACATTTGGGCCTGGCACCGGCATGTGACCGATGGTCTGGTCCTGGACGCATGCGTGGTGCCGGAAGGCGATGAGGACGCCCTCTACCTGATCGTCCAGCGGACCATCAACGGGGTGGTCCAGCGCTATATCGAGCACGTGGCCGGGCGCACCGTTGAGGACCTGGCCGTGGATGCCCACTTCGTCGATTGCGGCGTGGTCTACAACGGGCGCAACGCCACGGCGACGACCCTCACCGCTTCGGGTGGCAGCACCTGGGCCTATGGCGAGTCGTTCACCCTGACGGCCAGCGCGGCGCTGTTCTCGGGTGGCGACGTGGGCAAGTCCTGGCGCTTGACCGGGGCCGATGCCCTGACGGTGGATCTGTTGGTGATGGCCTACGGGTCGTCCACCTCGGTCACGGTCACGCCGGCCACCACCGTCCCGGCCAGCCTGCGCGCGGTCGCCACCGCCACCTGGTCGGCCCTGATCACCACGATGTCCGGCCTGTCGCACCTGGAAGGCAAGACCGTGGCCATCCTGGCAGATGCCGCCGTGCTGTCCCCGGTGGTGGTCAGCGGTGGCGCGGTGGCCCTGGGCCGAGCCTATGCCGTGGTCCATGCAGGCTTACCGTACACCAGCCGTGCCCAGACCCTGGATCTGGCGACCGTGCAGGCGGAAACCTTGGTCGACAAGCAGAAGATCATCCCCCGCGTGACGCTGTCCTTCAAGGATAGTCGCGGTGGCTTTGCCGGCAGTGATCCGGCGGGCGCGACCCTGCGCGAGGTCAAGCAGACCCCGGGATCGTCGGTCTTTGGCGCACCCATCGGCCTGTATAGCGGGACGGCAGACGTGGACGTTGGCGCCCAGTGGAGCCGCACCGGCCGCGTCACGGTGGAGCAGCGCGACCCGCTGCCCATGACCTTGCTGGCGATCATCCCCCGCCTTGAGCAGGGCGGGACCTGATATGGCCCTGGCCCCCCTAGCCCTGTCCCTGGTCGGCACCGGGATGCAGATGAATGCCCAGCGTCAAGCTGGGCAGGCGAACCAGCGCGCCAACAATTTCAACGCGGCGGTGTCCGAGCAGGAAGCCCGCGATGCGCTCGCCCGTGGCGAAGAGACGGCGGCCAACTACGGCACCCAGATCAAGGGCCTGATCGGCAAGCAGAAGGCGTCCTACGCGGCCCAAGGGATCGAGGTCAACAGCGGATCAGCGGCCGACGTGCAGGAGAGCGCCCAGGTCATCGGGGACCGCGACCTGCGTACCATCCGGCTGAACGCCATGCGCGAGTCCTGGGGCTACAAGATGCAGGCCAAGAACTACAAGATTGCCGGCAAGAATGCGGCGACCGCTGGCAACTTCAATGCCGCTGGCACCGCGCTGCAAGGCGCTGGCGATGCCTACGGTAAGTATACCGACTACAAGACGCGCACGGCGGGGGCCTGAGCCATGCCGACCGCCCCCACCCTTGACGGCCAGCAGATCCAGACCGCGCCCCTGCGCGGCGGCAAGCGGGACGCCAACGTGTCGCCGGATGTCTATGGCGCCGGCATGGCCCAGGGCGTGTCCAGCCTGGCCAACGACACCCAGCGCATCTGGAACCAAGCCCAGGACCAGGCCAACCAGTCGGCGCTGAACGATGCCCAGGCCCAGGCGGATGCCCAGGCCAACGACCTGCAACGCGAGCACCAGGGCCTGAGCGGCGAGAACGCGATCAGTCAGGCCGACGCCATCAAGGCCAAGTGGGCCACGGCTACGGGCGACATCGTCAAGAAGACCCTGACCAACGGCGCCCAGCGTCAGGCCTTCGCCCAGTGGCAGGCGCACCGCACCAACAGCTTCAATTCGGCCATCGACGACCACGCCTTGCGCGAAGGGCAGCAGCAGCAGGGCGCCGACTATCAGGCGCGGGTGGCCACGGCGGTGCAGCGGGCGGTGTTGAACAAGGACAGCCCCGAGCAGCAGGCCGCCGCCTTTGCCGACATGGACGCCGCCACCCAGGGCTTTGCCGCTGTGCGGGGCGCCACGCCCGTCCAGGTGCAGGCCCTGTCCCAGCAGAATGCCGGCGCGTTCTATGGCGGGATCATCACGGCCCACCTCGATGCCGGCAATGATCTGGCAGCGGCCCGCGTCCTGGACGCGCACAAGGGCGAGATGGACGCCCAGACGGTGTTGCAGATGTCCAAGGCCACGGACATGGGCAGCACGATGGGCGAGGGTCAGCGCCAAGCCGCTGCGATCTACAGCCCGGGCAAGACCCTAGAGGCGATGTACGCAGAAGCGGACGGCATCGAAAACCAGAAGGTTCAGGAGGAAACGAAGGCCCGGATTGCCACCAAGTACCGCATTCACAAGCAGACGGTCGCCGACGATCAGGACCAGTCGTTTCAAGAGGGATGGAAGACCCTGATCACCACGGGCGATCTGTCAGCGATCACCGCGCCCGAACGGGTCCGGATGGGCGATGACAAGTTCGGTGCCCTGGATGCTGCGGCGGCACGCATGAACAGGCGCGAGGAGGTGAAATCGGACGGATACCGCTTCTACGAGCTGCAAACGCTCTCGTCAGTGTCCGCGACCCGTGACGACTTCTTGAAGACGAATCTGGCACAGGAGTACGCCAAGGGGAATATTGATCGGTCCGAGTTCAAGGATCTGTCCGGCCTTCAGACCAGTCTGCGAAATACCGCCGACAAGGCCAGGCAGGACCAGCTTACCTCAGGCATCACCACCCGTAACGAGGTGGTCAACCGCGCCATGGTGGCGGCGGGGCTTGACCCCGAGGACTATGTCCGCGTCAAAGGGAAGGTGGTGTCGAATCCCAAGTCCATCGAGTTCCGCCGCCAGCTTGACCGCGCACTGGCTGGGATGGTGGAACCAGGGAAGGAGCCGACGCCCGACCAGGTGCAGGCGGCGGCGGACGGGCTGCTCATCGACCATCCCGAGGTCATCACGGGGTACATCTGGAACACCCCCAAGCACACGCGCGCCTTTGAGATGCCCGGCGCTGGGCAGGTTGCCTACAGCCCACGACAGGTGCCCAAAGAGTTCTGGGACCAGAAGGTCAGCGCTGCCGACGCTCGCGGCGAGCAGCTGAGCGATACCGACATTATGGCCATGTGGAATGCCTCAGTAGTCGGTGGCGCCCATGCCAAATGATCTGATCGGCAGTGTCACCAGTGGCGCGTTGGCGGCACCTGTCCCCGACCCGGCCCCGCTTGCCCAGGACGTGCCCGACACGACCCAGCCCGAGCGCGACGACCTGTTGGACCAGGTGATCGGCGCGCGGCGCGCACGGTTGGACGCCAGTCTCCGGAATGCGGTGCGGCAGACGCCGGACACCCATGCGGAAATCCTTGCCCTGTCGACTGCCACACGCTTGCCGGCGGAACTGGTCGCACGCAACCTGGACACCATCCGGCAGAAAGTCCGCCTGAGCGGCATTGATCAGGAGCGTATCCGCAAGGATCATCCTGAACTAGGCACCTGGCTTGCGGATCCGGATAACTCGGCCATCGGCAGCGACGATGTCCCGGGCCTGGAGAATGTTCACCGGGCCATGCGGCAGCTGGGCGCCGGCCCCAAGGACGACCCCTGGGCCTACTCCCCCCGGGCTTCCGCTTCGATGAGGCCGGGCACATCCTGGAGCCGCAGGGCGATGGTCTGGCCACGCGCCTGAATGGCATCCCCGAGCTGCAAGCCGAACTGCGCCGCCGGGGCGACGACGCCGCCGCCGAGGCGATGGACCGGGCGCAGAACGTCAGCGACTTGGGGCAACGCTTTGGCATCTGGTCGGACTACGTGGCGGGCATGGCCTCGTCCACGCTTGCTACCCGGCGCATGCTGGGCACGGATACCTACGACGACCGAACTGCGACGGGGGATCTTGCCCAGGCGAGCGCGGACCGCTCCCCGGGCATCATGGGTGACCTGCGGCGCGGCATCGGCGGCGTGGCGGGCGATGCTCCCCTCCTGGCCATCGGTGGCGTTTTTGGCCGCGTTTCTTCTGGTCTGATGCAAGCCACCCGTGCCCGGGCTATCCTGGAGCCGCTCCTGGGCCGGGCCGGCGCCAAGTACGCCGGCAATGCCGCCCTCGCCGCCGCTTCGGTTCAGCCCCTGGCCATCCGCGAGGGCATCAATGATGCGGACCAGCAGGGCGCGGCCTATGGCGCCATGTCCTGGCTGATCGAGACGGCGGTTCCTGGTGCCTTCGGACGTACCGGTATCCAGCGTGTCCTGACCCCGGGGGTTGACGACCTGTCCGCCGCCTGGACTGGCGCTGGCCGCCACTTGCTGACCCATGCCGGGCTTGAGGCCGGGGATGAGACGGCGACCGAGTTAGGCCACGCCTTGCAGGAGTCCTTCAGCGGTGCCAATCCCAACGCCCTGGACCCTGACCAGTTGATGCGCCGGTTGACCGTCGCCGGCCTGCTGGGCGGTGCCATGGGTGGCGTTCTGACCGCGCCCGAGGCCATCCGTGGGCGCATGGAGGAGCAGGCCCTGAACCTGCGGCAGTCAGCCCGGGAAGCCGTTGCCCTGCGTCAGGCATTCGCTGCGGTCCAGGCGACGCCGGTCCGCGAACGCTCCCCCGAGCGCCTGGCCGATCTTGCCACCGCGTCGACCGGCGGAACGGGCGAGCGGGTCTATTTCCAGCAGAAGGCATGGGACGACCACTGGCGCGGGCGCGGGCAAGATCCGGATGCCATGGCCCGAGCGATGGGCGTTGACCCCCAAGCCCTGGCCACCGCGCGCGGGTCGGGTGCCCAGATCGCCGTCCCTACCGGGCGCTTCCTGTCCCAGACGGGCAGCGAGGATGCGCCACTGATCGAACAAGCCACCATGCGGCCCGAGGCTGTGGCCGGCGCCAACCTGGACGACGGGTCCAACGCCCTGCGCGCCCAGGTCGAGGGGCTGATGGCTGGCCAGGTGGGGCAGGCCACCAAGGACCAGCCGGACGCCAGCGCCGCCACCCAGACCGATGCCCAGCGCATCCATACGGCTGTCGCTGACCAGCTTGCCACCGCAGGAGCCAGCGAGCGCACCACCCGCCATCAGGCGGCCCTCTGGTCCGAGGCCTTCGCAACCTTCGCTGACCGTTTCAATGCTGGGCGCCGGGCCAAGGTCGAGGACGCCGCCGCCAAGCAGTGGGCCAAGGATCACAGCGGCAACCAGCCAATGAAGACCGGCGCCGATGGCGCGGTCAATCCCGATTGGCAGCAGACCCTGGACGCCGCAGAAGCCGCCACCCCCAAGGTGTCGGCCTGGGACCTGTTCAGCCGGTATCAGCTCACGGTGGCCAAGCGGCGCTTGGCGGATGCGCCGCAGGCGGGGCGGAATCTTGCCCAGCCGGCGTACCATGGGACGGGCAACAGCGAGCCGTACGACCGCTTTGCCTATGACAAGGTCGGCGGGCCGGGTGGTGAGGGCGCGCAGGCCTTCGGGCATGGGCTCTACTTCACCGGGAAGAAGGAGATTGCTGCTCATTATCGGGCCGCTCTCTCCAAGGCGGCTTTCCCCGATGGTGATCCGCGCAACGGCATTGCGACCCTCCTGGCGGCCAAAGGCGAGGAGGCTTTGGCGACGATCCGTAAGGCATACGCGAGCTTGGGGGACCAGTTAGAGTCTGCCATCATCGAAGCTCGCGCCGCCAACGAGAAACGCGGGCGAATCTACACTGCCGAGATCCCCGATGACCACGAAATGCTGGCGTGGGAC